GAAAAATAAACCATATGGCACTAATACCTTTTGGCTCAAAGATGGATGTAGTAAAAGATTAACCGCATGTAGCAAAAGATTTGGTAGAGTGGGTGTAAATGGAAAAGAAGAAACTGTAACACTTACTAGAAACTATGTTGATTTTTCTGCTCTTTATTTAAACCCTAGTAATAACATAGCTTCTGTATGGAATAGTATTAGTGGATTTCCAAATCAACGACTAGAAGGTCCGCCTAACTATAATCCATTTTTCAGCGCTGTTGATGGTAATATTGCTAGTCTTAATAATCCATACTCTACTTTTTGGAGCGCTTCAGGCGCTGCAACTGGAGTATTTTACATTAATGATTTAACTGGAAAATTCGATCAATTAAATAGCGTTGATATTGATAGGATTAATGTTTACAATGTTTATAAAGAAAATAGTAAATTCGGAACGGGCGTTAAAATTTCTATAACAAATAGCGCTGGAGCTGTCACTAGCGTTATTACTCCTCAGATTGTTGATGGCGGCACTACTGGTAGATTCACATTAACAGGATCTTTTCTCAACACAAGCGGAGTATCTATCAGCGGAATTGGAGGAAGCGGAATTCCAAGCTTAGATCAAATTGAAATTTTAGACAATCGTCGTAATAGAGGTTTAATTAGTTACGATTTTACTCCAAAAAAAATTCATCAAAATGAAAGCTTCTTGATTGGAATGTGGCTTGAATTTCCCAATGGTAATACTAGCGACACTAGAAAAATTAATTTAGTACACAACATTAAAACTGGTTGTCAATATAGTGGATTTAATGTTTATTTGGCTGGGGCTGATTTGATTTGTGATTTTGCAGTAGTTTCTGTATCTGGAGCATCTCCAGTTAGCACTATAATTCAAAAATCTATGACTGGTGAAGGAGCTGCACTTAAGTATATTTTTGAGGGAAGAAACTGTTTATTTTTAGAAAATTATCAACAAGATGGACATTCAACAGGCGAGCCCCTGTCTCGAATTAGACTACTTGATGAATTCGGAGATCCTATCTGCCAGTATTATCCGCCAGTCAAAAATACTGGAACAAAGTTTAGCGGAGAATATTTTTTATTCAAAGATCCAACAAAAGAAAATGGCATTGGAAATTTAAGCTTTGGAATCAACGAGTGGGAAGATTATAAGCAAGGCTTAGTTTACACTTCTCCTATTAAATGGGGCTCCATAGCAATTTGGGAAAAAGATGGTAGCGAGCTTATTTATAACAATTTTGCAAGAAATGCGGGAGCAGATAAAGATGAATTTTATTCATTTGGATCTTTAGATGATCGAGCTACTTTAAAAGAGAATTTGTTTGCTTGGTGGGATTCTGATTTAAATATGCCAAATGATCGTTCCCCATACATTACAAGCGTAGAGCGACGGGACGGTTCTATCGACGACCCTTATGAATTAACATTAACTGGAAGCGGTTATCAAAGCTTGTTGCAGCAAAAAGTAGTTACTATAAAAACATTTAACGCAAGCGATCCTGTTGTCCCAAATCCACAAAATGCACTTCCATTTGGAGGATTTCCAGGAACTGATAAATATGGAAACTAAAATAATATCATATTCTAGAATCTCAGATGTTGCTCAATGTTTAAAAATCTCTTCTGATAATCATTCAGCTATAGAAATTTGCATTTTAATTGGATATTCTGAAGAGGAAAAACTTTATTATTTAAGTTATGAAAATAATATTGCCTCAGATCCTCGAAACTTTTTTTGCATTAGTCCTGCTCGATATTTAAAATTCAAACAATCTTATAAAATCATTGCAATTTTTCACAGTCATGTTTGCGGAGATGAAAAAGCCTCCCCATTTGACATTAAAATGGCTGAAAATTGTTGCGTTCCATTTATGATTTTTTCACTTAATTCGCGCAAATTTAACTTTTATGAGCCACAAAATAAAGAATATGATGTAAACTTAGTTTCAAGGTTCAAGGAAAATTTTTTATGACTACTATTAATTTACATGGAGCTTTAGCTAAAGAATTTGGAAGTTCTTTTAAAATGAAAATTAGAAAAGCTACTGAAGTTTTTAAAGCTATCGATGCTAATAAAAATAATTTTATTAATAGAGTTATTAATTTATCAAGAGAAGGAGTTCATTATGCTGTGATTGTGAATGGAAAAGATGTTAAAACATGTTTAGAATTGGAAATGAATAATTCTCCAGAAACTATTGACATTGTTCCAGCAGTTTGTGGTGCTGGCGGTAAGGGGGGAGCACTTATTTTAGGCGTTCTTGGTGTTGCTGCAATGCTATTTGGACAATTTAGTTTAGGTGTCGCTTTAATTGGGTTAGCAATTATGATAGCTTTGCAGCCAAAGCCCGACACTCCCAAACCTCAAACTTATTTTACAAGTGGCATGAAAGAGTCTTTCTTATTTGCTAGCAAAGCTAATTTGGCACAACAAGGAAGTCCCGTACCTATTGGTTATGGTAGATTAAGAATAGGATCTAATGTGATTCAAACTACTGTTAAATCTTTTCCAGTATCCAGCTTAACCCTTGATAGTTTACAAGCTGGACAAGCTTCTTCTGCTTTTGGTTCAAATCCTCATAAATTCATTTCTCGGCAAAAATAAACATGAAGCACTTTATTAAAAAAACAACTTTTGCTGGAGCTGGGGGTACTCCACCACGACCAAAAATTCAAGCGGGAACTCTGAGACCTCCTCAACTTGGAAATTTTAACATTGCCACATCTTACAGTACTATTGAAATTGTAGATTTGCTTTGTGATGGACCAATTCATAGCATTGTGAATGATCAAGGAGCTAACGTTAAGAATGATCATTTGATGCAGGGAATTTATTTAGATAATACGCCCATAGAAGTTTCTAATAGCACGTTAGTTGTTAATAATTTTAATGTTAAATATTTTTTAGATAAAAAAAGAGGCGGAAGCACTTATTATATAAGTGATCAATTAAATTCTTTAGTAGGAGATTCTATAAACTCGAATGGATTTGTAACTTCAAGAAAAAGTCATCTCTTCAAACAACCATATAACAGCACTTTTTTTTATATGGAATACAATGGAGATGGAAATGCTATCAACTCTCCCGATACATACAAGGCATCTGTAGATTTTATGTTTCTCAGAAGAGATGGTTCTAATTCAGATAAAGTTCTGTCGCAAAATTATTTAAGCTACGATCCTGATGCAACTCCACGTTACAGTGCAGATTTTAATAATTATGATCAGGTTTGGAGTAGGATTATTTGGACTCCTACTAGTTTGACCACATATGATGAAGAAATTAATTATGGTCATTATTTTGTAAATAAAGAAGCAACATCAAGCACAAAACCAGCAGATATTGATATAAATTATGTAACCTCTGAGCTTCACTATTATAATCAATCAGACTCGTCTCTTGACACTGCGAACAGTTTATACAAAACATTTTTAACAAGTTTAGAGAAGATTAAAAACGATGGGACTGCGGGAGATCTAGGGGTTCCCGATTCTCAAAAGCCCAAAATAAAGACTCTCGCTTCTTCTCTTATTGCTGAATTAACAGTTTTAAGAAACGCTCGTTTTGGCGTCACTCGCTTGGGAAGAAAAACTCCTAGTGATACATTACTAATGCTTATTAGTATTGGAACTGTTAATTTTCTTAAGTTAGAAAACCTCACTAATTCATCAGATGGAACAAATGCTAATATAAATACTGATGCTTTAAAAATGTATATTCCAAATTTTGATGGAACAAATGCAACAGCAAAAATTTATTTTCTTCCACAAGTTAATGCTTCAGGATTTTTAACTAATCAAGTTTGTGGATTAATAGCTATTAGTATTAAACTAACGACACAACGTGTTCCTATAGTGCAGCGGGGGATTGGTGAGTATTGGAAAATTCCTTTAGAATTAATAACTACATTCGCTAGAAAAGATTTAACACTTAGTTTGTACAAAACTAATGAAAGAACCAATCAAAGTACTATTTCATCAGAGGCTAAATACAATTTTAGCAATTTGCTTTGTGAATTTAAAGATGGAGCTGAAACACAAGCACCATTGAGCTTCTTCAATTCTATTCATATTGATTATGAATATAATCAACAACTATTAGGTCCATTTAGAACAGGAGGAAAAGGAGTTCGTAGACTTCAAGAAGATCCAGAAATAAGAACAATTTGGAATCCATCTTTTTATGAAGAAATTGGCGGAGTACCCAGATTAACAAATGGAGAAAGAGTTGAAACTAGTACTGATTCTGATCGAAAATCAGAAGAAAATTATTCAGACTGGAATTCCGAGAACGATGATTTTAATGAAGATGCTTCTCCCGTGATGCACACTATTGAAAATCCAAATGTTACTAGTGTTTATTTTACACTTGGAATCTCATCATTAAAAGATACTGCTAGTGCAGATATAACTTATAATAAAACAGTTCCAGATGATGGCAAAGAACCTAAAGTTTCAGAAGAAGAGGAATTTCGTGCGGGAGATACTTATCCCGCAATCTTAGTAATTCAGGTTGAAATTGGAAAAGTAGTAGGTGGAATAGCTAAAACTAAAGAAACTAGAGACTATAGAATAGTCTGTCAAGTTAATGGTCAATTATTGATTGATTTTGGACAGACAACAGGTACTGTTGCTAATGCAATAAATGGAAGATTTGTTACTGCTAATAAAAAAGGAGGTGATGGTGATCCAACAGCAAGTTTTAAAGCTTTAATTCTAGATCCAATAACTGAAGATGATAATTCTACACTAGTTAAAAGGTATATTAAAGTTACTAAAGTATCAACAGAAACCAATTCAGTTTTAATAAGCAGAGAGTGTAGTTTAGTTAAAATTACAGAAATTATTCAAGCTAATTTGTCTTATCCATTTTCAGCAATGGCTGGAATTAAAATGGACTCTAGAGTTTTTGCTAACGTTCCAGAAAGAAGCTATGACTGTCGATTAAAAAAAATACAAGTTCCAAGCAATTATGAACCTCTTTTTTCAAATGGAATTGATAAAAGATACATTCTAGACTCTGCTGGATACAACCAAGACTATAAAATTTACGAAAAAGATTGGGATGGAACTTTTAAATTTGGCTGGACTGATAATCCAGCTTGGATTCTTTATGATATTTTAACTAATACAAGATATGGTCTTGGATCTTATCTTGAAGAATCGCAAATTAACATTTGGGAGCTTTATAAAATTGGAAGATTTTGTGATGCTGTAAATGATGAGGGTTATTTTATTGGAGTTTCAGATGGTATTCGAGGATTAGAGCCAAGGTTCTCTTGCAATATTTTATTCAAAGAATCTATTAAAATATTTGACGCTATTAATGTAGTTGCTAATTTATTTAGAGGTGCAGTATTTTTTGCTAATTCAGAGGTTCATTTTATTGATGATCGTCCTAGAGCCCCAATTGCACTTTTTAGCAACACTCATGTAAAAGACGGTATTTTTTCTTATAGCAATAATCGCAGAGATCAGCAGTTTAATACTATTGAAGTTTCTTATCTTGATCGTTTCGATAATTTTAAGAGTAAAATTGAATTTGTAGAAGATGAATCTGATATTCGCAAACGTGGAGTTTTTAAAACTACTATTAATACTATAGGAGTAACTTCTAGATCAATGGCTAGAAGAATTGGTCAACACATGATTTATCAAACAATTAAAGAAAATCAAGGAGTTGAATTTAAAGCTGGTTTGGAAAGTTTACTTTGCCGCCCTGGAGACTTGATCATTATTGAAGATGAGATGAAAACTCAAGAGACAAATTTTGGTAGAATTTTAAAGACAGATTTTTCATCTAAAAGTTTATACATTGAAAATGAATTTAATCCCACTTCGTATAATAATAAAATTACTGTTTACTCCCCAACAGGATACACTACATCTGAAGAATTATATATTAAATCTGCTGCTACTCGCAGTCGATTAAGTAATTTTACATTAGCAAGCGGTGGAATAGTGAGTGGCTATTTAGCTGCTAAGTATGAATTTTCTAATTATTTAAGTGGATTTGCCCCTATTTATAGCAATAATACAAAAAGCGACGATATTCAAGAATATTTTGCTTATTATACTGGCAAAAATTCTACCAATGAAAATGTTTTCTGTTATTATAACACTGGATTTTCTGGATGGATTTTTTCAACAGGACAATCTTTTGCAGATAATAATATTTATGATAAATTAATTTTAAATACTGGAGTCTATACTATTGACGAGGTTCACACGGCTGACGCATTTAGTAATCAAACTGGATTTATTTACGATACTACAGCTCCTAATAGAAGATCAACAAAATATTCAGGTGTGAGTTCTCAAATAACTTACTCCATAGACAATATAAATAGCAACGGTGGTATTTTAGATGAAGAAATCTCTACAGTCAATAATGCTCAAGTTGTTACTTTTGAGATTACAGGATATAATAATAGTGGATTAAATAATAATAATTATGGCTCTACTGTATATTTGAGTCCTACTGATACTAATATTAATTTATTAGAATTTGTTCAAGATGGAAGTCCTTATAGAATTCAAAGACTAAATTCAGAAAGCCAAATCTATAAAGTATTAACAATCCGAGAAGATAGTCAAAATGAATACACAGTTGTAGCCACAAAATATAATACTGGAAAATTTGCAGAAATTGAAAAATTCTCATCTGATCTATTACCAGCAGATACGTTTAATACTGCTCCATTAATTGTTAATAATGTGATTGTTGCAGAATTAAATCCTCCAGTAATTGAGAGTTTGCAATTTAAAGCTGCTGCAAACACCAAATTCTCTCTAATCTTAAACTGGTTGCCAATTGATAATAATGAGGGTCATGAATTAATATTTACAAACAATCTAGGAACATCTAGATCATACAAAACAATTAAAGGCAAAGTGCAGTTCGACTCATTCACTGAAGACAAAGATAATTACTTTGAAGGATTTGGTTACTGGACTGCAAAAATTAAAACTATTGGAAATGGAATAACAACTTTAGACTCTTATTATGCTGAAAAAACTATTTTTGTTGCTTATCTAACAGAAAATAGCAGAGCTAAGGCAGTAGTTGTAGACTTTACTATATCATAATATGTACGAATTTGATAAAAATTATTCTTTAGATTTAGACGACTTGACCATTGATAATGCTGCTAGTGGAGTTCATTTAGATAGAGATGTTTCTTTATATTTTAGTTTTCAAGATCCTTTGGGAAATAATATAACTAGCGATGCAGAGTTGAGGGACAACCCATTCATCAGCCACACGGTTTACGATATTTTATCTAGTAGCGGAACAACAGTTTATGCTAACTACGCTTCTGGCAAGAGTCGATATTTTAATTTTAGAGCACAGGAGAACATTGGAGTTTTTGGATTTTATCAAAAAGATTTTGGGATTAGAACTAATGTTTATAATAGAATTGATGATAGCGTTTTTAAAGCTAGTTTTTATCTTTATGGAAATGTTCCAAGTATAAATACTATCGATGTCTATGATGGAACAACAGGAGCAATTAGTGGGGGATCAGGAGTTTATAATAAAATTCAATTAAATATAAAGTATAATAATAATTTAAATTATGTAAAATTTAATAGAATAGATGTTTATGCTAGTACTGAAGATATTAGTGGTCAAATATTTCAACCATCTAAAGAGTTAGCTGCAAACATAATATCTAACACTCCGTACTACTTATATTCTTTGCCAATTTTTAATCAACTAGACGCTTCGATTGTTAATATTCCAGCTTCTAGATTAAGATATAATGTTCCATATTATTTTGGAATTATTCCATACTCTGAAATGGGAAGTGGCGAAGTTCGATATTTTGGACCGCACACAATGACTAGAGAGTTTCCAACTCTATTTACTGAAAAAGTTTTAGCTACTAATATTTTACAACTGAATCATGGAGCATCATCCATGATCATAGACTACATTACTGGAATCATCACTGGAGCAAGTAATACAAACACAATATTAGATACTATTCCAAAAAGCTTATACAGTACAATAACGTATACGGCCCAAGTTAGCAATGCTAGCTTGTCCGTATCGTCTTCAGAACTGAAGTTTGTTATCACTTCAACTGGAAGTCCATCATCTGGAGTTTCATTCTCTGAATATGCTATTAGTGATAATAACTATCCAGTATACTCTTATACAAATTCTGGAGACTTTGTTTACCTGAATGTTTCAGGAGTTTCCCCAACGGGAGTTTTCAAACTTTACAAAGTGGCTTTGTGACTAAAAGTTTCTCTTAAACCTTCCAAGAATAAAAGTCGAGCATCTGCGGAAAGAGATGCATACTTTTTCTTAGCTCGTCGC